ATCTCTGGCTGCATCTCCGGCATCTGCGAATTCAGGTTGTTGCTCTCCATCGCAGCCGCCACGACGCCCATAGCGATATCCTGAATCTGCTGCTCGGTCATGCCGGCTTGCACCGCACTGATGCGCTGCGTCTCAGCCTGGTACGCCTTGATCTCGGCCTCGAACTCCTTGATTGACAGGTCGCGGGCCTCCATCGACTTTTGCACGTTTTGGAGCATTCCGGCCATCTGCTGCATCTCTTGGTTCATGGCCTCCATCTGCTGCTTGGCCGCAGCCAGCGCCGGATTGTCCTCGTCGTCGCCGATGATCGCCGGGTCGATGACCTTGGCAAACCGCTGAGACATCTCCTGAGCGCCCGGCCAGTCCATGTTCTTGACGAACAGGTCGCCAGCCACGCGCCAGAGGTCCGGGTTGCCTTGCAGCAGTTGAGCCATCGCCTCCAGCGACTCCTGACGCTTGGTGGCAAAGCCGGGCCCGGTAATTACCATCACGTCGTACTTGCCGACGCCGGGGTTGTAGATTTTGTCCACCACGATGCCCTGCTCGTTGCGGATTTTCTTGACCGGCTCGGGCTGCATCGGGTTGATCTTGATCATCTTGGACTCGCCGTCCTCGCCGACGATCCGGGCGATGCGCTGCGTGTCGTAGATTTTCGGGATCAGGTCGATCAACTGACGGCCGATGTAGCGGATGAACCGGGCGTAGTTGTCAACATAGTGGTAAGTGCCAGTGTCCGACTCCTTTTGCCGGGCCAAAATAGCCCTGCCCGACCGCTCGTTCGATGTCTGACCCAAGGCTGCGTTGTACTGCCCAGTGACCGACTTGATGTCGTCAGCAGCGCCCATTTTGGCCTGTATGAGGCCGGTTTGGGGCAGCGGTGGGGCAGCCCGCTGGGGCAACGGCAAAACGGCTCCTGCGCCGTCTGTAACGTCTGGATTGACCTCAAGGTAGGGCCAGTTCTGGGTGTTTGCAGTCTTCCACTGCATCTCGTAACCCTCGAACTGACCGCCGTAGCCGATGAACGGCGCCTTGGGGGCCAGCGCCAGCATCTCGGCCTCTTGGCTGGTCCAGTAGTTGTACATGCGCTGCGCGTCTTTGGCGTTACGCACGAGGCCGCTGACGTACAGCCGGCCCTCAACCTCGAACTCGTTGCCCACGCAGCGGATCACCGGAATGTGCGAGCCGGCCCAGTCGGACCGCTCCAGCACCTCGTAGCCGTTAATTTTTAACCACTTAACTTTTTTGCGGTCAGACGGGCGCGAGCGCAGGGGCTTGCCAAACTGCGCCCGCATCATCTTGTCCTCGGGCGTGCCGCTGAACGCCGTGGCGTTGCCGGGGTACAGGTTGAGTGTTTCTTTGGTGTTCTCGATGTAGAAATACTCGGCGATACGCACCGTGTTTTCGTTCATCCACTGGCTAAAGCCTTGGTCGCCCACGCCCAGCGTTTGCAGCGTGGTGATGGGCGCAGCGTCCGGGTACTGGCGCTCGTACTCGTCCTTGGGGATGTCCTCGGTGATGAAGCACCAGCGGGCGTCTGAGCCGCACGGGTCTTGGATCAGCGGGTCCATGTAGACGCTAAAACTGTTGCGAATACGCCCAATCTTGATGTCCTGATCGAACGTGTCGTCGTCGCAGTATTCGGTCAGAATGCGAGCGTAGCCCTCGCCGTAGGACACCTGGTTCTCGCAGGCCGTGTCGTAGGCCACGTCGGCGTCCGAGATGTACTCGATGTGCCGGATCATGCCGTTGAAAATCTCGGCCACCTCAACGTCAGCGCCGTCGTCTGCCGGAATGACCTTGGGCTGCGGCCTGTTTTGCCGCTGCTCGTTGGTCACCTGGTGGACGTGCTGCGGCAGCTTGTTGATCGTCAGGCACGGCCTGGCGTTGATCGTCTGGCCCTGCACCGCGCCACGGGTTGCCAGCACGTCGGCCGGCCACTGCCAGTGGTTGTCGGGCGAGCCGGCGTAGAACCGCAGGTCGTCCAGCTCGTCCTCACGCGACTCAGACAGCGCAGAAATCGCCATGTCGAGGCGACTGCGGGCCGTCGAGAGCACCTCAGAGTCGCTCTTGTCCTTGGCCGAGCCGCCCTCGCTGACCGCTCCAGCGGCGGCGATTCCTGTGTAGTCTTGAGGCATGATTACTTGATCTTGCTCAGAACCTTAGTGACCGTGGCCTTGACGTTGGTGCCCGACGGAATGGTGCCGTGACAGCCCATGCCCGGCATCTTGGAGTACGTCTCCTTGTTGCGGTCAGGCATCCCGCCGCCGGACATCTTCGGCTCACGGGCGTTAAGTTTGCTGATGGGTTCGAGGTGCTTGCTCATTTCTTTCCTTTCGGCGCAGCGCGCTTGACAGCATATGCGATGGCAACGGCCTGTTTGACCGGCTTGCCAGCCTTAACTTCAGCCTTCACGTTCTTGCGGAAGGCTTCCTTACTAGCAGACTTGACGAGCGGCATTATTTGCCTTTCTTGGCCGTCTTGGCCGACTGTTTGAACGCCTTGTTGGTCGGCGCGCCAGGCGAGCCGGGCTTCCTCATCTTTTCGCCCGAGCCTTCTTTGATGCGCTCGCGCTTGGCGTGGATGTTAGCGTAGAGTCCGGGTTTGGTAGCCATGATAGCCTTATTTTTGCATGATACGTTGGTTGATCGGTGCGTCTGTAGCAATAAACGGGTTGTACAGAAAATTTTCCGGTGCGTCTTGCTGCCGCACTTTTGCGGGTAGCCGCACAACGCTTTCATTTCTCATGTAGCTGTATTCAGGGCGTTTTGCGCCGTAAGTGCTAAAAGACCCTATGTATTCACTAGGCACAATTCTGACAGGCATGTATTCCACACCTTGCTCCATCAATACCATAGCGCGGTGACGCCCTTCATGCCCGGTTACGCGGGCGCGTGATTGGTCCTTAGACACACGCATTTCCAAATACGGGACATCCGCAAGCGGTGTGTTCGTGCTGATAGCTTGCCGAATGCGGTCCAATTTTTCTTTGCTTGGTTTTTCTAGCGGCGCAGACAATGACAAGAAATCTTGGGGGCGCACAAACGCAAGCGTTTCTTTTGCTTTGGGGTCGTTAGCTTGCTTAACTGCTCTTTGCACGGCGTTAGAGTCAAACAAATTGCTCGCCGCAACAACTTTATCCGCAACTTTAGACCCGGCAGAAAGTGACGGTACAAGGGGTAAAAGCCCAAGCCCAAGCAGCATTGCGTCGCCGTAGTTACCTTGCCGCGCCGCTTGCACAGCGTCGTAGCCTGACAAAAGATCACCAATTACAGGCGTAAACCCCAGCGCAGTCTTAGCAACATCCGATGCTTGTTCGGGTGACGCATAGCCACCTTGAAGCGCCCTAGCTTTTGCGCCCTGCGCGGCAATGTTTGGATTGCCAAAGTACGGGCGGCTGAGATCGGCTAAGGCGTTGGCCGGTGCGGGGGCAAGTGCATTGCTAGGCATTTAGCACTTCCATCGTTTAAGTGATGCCTTAGCCCGCTCGGCGTCGCCCTTGGCGTTCTTGACGACGCCCTCCATGCGGGCGCAGAACGATGCCTTGCGGCCAGCGTCGGCCTTGGTCTTGGGGTTGGGTGCTGGCGCCTTGAGGTTCGAGCCAGTGGCTGCGTTGTACTTCTCGCGGCCCTTGGCTGTCAGGCCCGCGCCCTTGCTGACGGGCAGCTTTTCGCCCCGTCCAACGCTTAAAGACACGCCTTTTTTAGCCATTACGCCCCCATCCAACTGGTTACAGCCCCGCCACTATACCCGCTTGCGGTGCGAATGTGTGACTTTGGCTCACGATACTCTCGGCTGGCGACAGGATACGCAAACGTCAGCGCGATGGCGTCTGCTGCGTCCGGTGAGGCCAGACCACGGGCTTTCATGTCCTTTTTGGACTCTAGATAGATCGTACCACGCGAATCGGGCTTCATCTTAGGCGAAATCAGGTCACTTTTCAAGAACCTGTCGTTGGGCACACTGGCTGTTTTCAGCCAATCGCGCATATCACCCCACATTTCAGCCCGTTTGTTGCCATACATAATAGGGTTTTTGGCCTTGTTGCCGAAGTTCACGCCCCTGACCTTGTACCGCTGCTCTTTTAGCCGGTCCACAACGCCCGCCCCTAGCCCGCCCTCGTCGATATTGACCAGCGACGGCTTAAACTCCTCAATCGCGTCGATGACGTGCCCGACCACCGTCATGGTGTCGTCGCCCCGGTGCCGGATCAGCTTGACGATGTCGCGCCCTTGCCGCACGGC